CAACGGCACTTGCCGCGCCATCAACAATCAAAGCAAGTAAATCAAGAGCACTTGGTATTGAAAGAAAACCAAAAGGTTTTGTAAAAACAGGTGCAAGAGTTTTAGGAAGAGGACTTGGAGTTGCAGCATCACCTGCATTACTAGCACCGTTTATGGCGGGAGATATTGCTAGTCAGGTTGCAGAAGGAGATTCAATTACAGATATTGCAACAGATCCATTAAATTATACTTATCCAATATTTGCTGAACAAACAGATAAATTAACTAGAGGGTTAAACCCAACACTTAGAAAAGCTGCTAGATTAGGCTTACCAAAAGTAGCTCTTCGAGGTTTGTCTAGACTAGGAATAGGTGGACTAGGTGCCTCTTTAGCTATACAAGGATTAGGATTATTAGATGACTAAAAAATTAACAACCACAGTTCCACCTCTTAGAGGACCTAACCCACAGGGGTTGAATGTTCCTGAAAAAAAGATTATAGTAGTAAAGAACTCGGAGAAAAATAATGGCAGATATAGACAAAGCTTTACCGAACGTAGAGCAGGAAATAAAATTACCTAGCGAAGAAGAGATAGTAGAAGCTTCTCAAGATAATATTGAAGAACAAGTTGGACCAGAAGATATTCAGGTCGAACAAGATGAAGATGGTGGTGCTACAATCACTTTTGATCCTGAAGCTGTAAACCAGCCAGGAACTAACGAACACTTTGACAATTTAGCAGACTTACTTCCTGAAGAAGTTTTAGGTAAATTAGGTTCTGAACTTTTTGAAAACTACACACAGTACAAAGCATCAAGAAAAGATTGGGAAGATGCATATACAAAAGGTTTAGATTTATTAGGATTTAAATACGAGACAAGATCTCAACCATTCTCAAATGCAAGTGGTGCAACCCACCCTGTATTAGCAGAAGCGGTAACACAGTTTCAAGCACAAGCTTACAAAGAATTACTCCCAGCGACTGGTCCGGTACATACTCAAATTATGGGTATACCAAGTAGACAAAAAGAAGAGCAGTCAACAAGAGTAAAAAATTTCATGAACTATCAACTCATGAACGTGATGAAAGAGTATGAACCCGAGTTCGATCAGTTACTTTTTTATCTCCCTCTTAGCGGCTCTGCTTTCAAGAAAATTTATTATGATGAAATTCTTGACAGAGCCGTGTCCAAATTTGTTCCGGCAGATGATCTGATAGTTCCATACACTGCAACATCTTTAGAAGATGCAGATTCAATCATACATGTTCTAAAAATGTCAGAAAATGAATTAAGAAAAAAACAAGTATCTGGTTTCTATAGAGACATAGAAATTACACCAGGTTATGCACAAGAAACAGAAGTAGAGAAAAAAGAAAGAGAACTAGAGGGAGTTAGAAAAACTAGGGACGAACAAGTGTTCACTATTCTAGAAGTACATACTAATCTTGATCTAGAAGGTTTTGAAGACAAGGACGAAGAACAGAATCCGACAGGAATCAAACTTCCTTACATTGTAACTTTAGATACATCTTCAAGAGAAGTTTTGTCAATTAGAAGAAACTATAAACCAGAAGACCCAACAAAAAGTAAGGTAGAATATTTTGCACATTTTAAATTTTTACCAGGACTAGGTTTTTATGGTTTTGGTTTAATTCACATGATCGGTGGATTATCACGAACTGCAACAAATGCACTTAGACAATTATTAGATGCTGGTACGTTTTCAAATATGCCAGCTGGATTCAAACAAAGAGGTATTCGTGTTAGAGATGAAGCGCAATCGATTCAACCTGGAGAGTTTAGAGATGTAGATGCACCTGGAGGAAATATCAGAGATGCATTTATGCCTTTACCTTTCAAAGAACCATCAGCAACATTATTACAATTAATGGGAATAGTGGTTCAAGCAGGACAACGATTTGCCGCCATAGCTGACATGCAGGTCGGTGACGGCAACCAGCAGGCCGCTGTTGGGACGACTATAGCTTTACTCGAACGTGGAAGTAGAGTCATGTCAGCCATACATAAAAGATTGTATGTGGCGCTTAAAAAAGAATTTGTTTTATTAGCTGACGTATTTAAAACTTATCTTCCACCAGAATATCCTTACGATGTTGTAGGTGGACAAAGAAATATTAAGGCTGCAGACTTTGATGACAAAGTAGATATTTTACCTGTTGCAGATCCAAATATATTTTCACAATCACAAAGAATAAGTTTAGCTCAAACAGAATTACAACTTGCGATGTCTAATCCACAAATGCACAATTTGTATGAAGCGTATAGAGATATGTATTCTGCAATTGGTATAAAAGATATTAATAGAATCTTACCACCACCTCAACAACCAATGCCGATGGATCCAGCAGCGGAAAATATCATGGCAATGAGTGGTAAACCTTTTCAAGCATTTAAAGGTCAAGATCATAGAGCACATATAACTTCTCATTTAAACTTTATGGCAACTAATATGGCCAAAAATAATCCAATGATCATGGGTTCACTACAAAAAAATGTTTTTGAACATATTTCTTTAATGGCACAAGAACAATTAGAAGTAGAATTTAGAGAAGAAATACAACAATTAATACAATTACAACAAATGGCACAACAAAATCCACAAATGGCACAAAGTCCTGAGATTCAACAGCAGATTATGCAGTTAAGTATGGGTATTGAAGCAAGAAAAGCTAAATTAATTGCTGACATGACTCAAGAATTTAAGGAAGAAGAGAATAAAATCATGGGTGACTTTGGGAATGACCCAATTGCGAAGCTAAAAGCAAGAGAATTAGACCTTAGAGCCATGGATAATCAACAAAAACACGATCAAGCTGATCAAAGATTGAATCTAGATAAGACAAGAGCTATGATGAATCAATCAATGCACGATGAAAAGCTTGAACAAAACGAAGAATTGGCTAAACTAAGAGCTAATACATCGATTGAAAAAACTATTTTAGGTAAAACTCTCCCAAGTTCGGATCAAATGCCTGGAAATGTTGCAATCATTCGAAAAACTGGAGAATAAATATGAAAAAAAATAAAAAAAACAGTCACGCAGGCATGACTCATGTAGATCATGATATGTTCTTGAATAAAGACGGTTTACTTAAGGGTGGAGTTGAAGTTGAGGTGTCAAATCCTACTGAAACTCAATCTGTTCAAGTAAAAGGTCAAAGAAGAATGCTTGCAGAAAAGAAAAGCAAAGCAGATTGGTACTAATATGTGGTTATCGGCAATTAAATTAGCCGTTTCTGCTGGAAGTAAGATTTATGCTAACAAGCAGAAGACAAAAATGGCTATGTCAGAGGCACAACTCATGCATGCTACAAAAATGGCTCAAGGCCAGGAAGCTTACCAAGGAAAATTATTAGAAGCAAGGCAATCGGACTGGAAAGACGAGGCCGTTTTGATAATTCTCAGTTTGCCCGTGTTGGTGCTCGCTTGGGCGGTCATATCAGATGACCCGACAGCGATGGACAAGGTCAAATTATTCTTCGATATGTTCTCGCAGCTCCCGTCATGGTTCACAAATTTATGGATCCTTGTCGTGGCGAGTATTTATGGTATAAAGGGAACGCAAATATTTAGAAACGGAGGTAAAAAATAATGGCAAAGAAAAAATTAAAAAAACTTCTTAAAAAAGCAGTACCGCTATTAGCGATTGCTGGATTAGGAAAAGCATTTATGAATAGAAATGCAAGAGGATCTACAAACGCTGATGCAATAAAAGCAATGACATCAAATGCAGCTTATTCAGACAGTTCATTACCTGCTATGTTAACAAAAAACATGGGTAAAAGAAAAAGAAGTTCTGTTCTTGCTGATCCTAAAATAAACAAAATGGATCTATCTGAAGTAGATTTAGACTACATGGCACCCGATATGTCTGCATATAGAAATATGGATATGGGTCTAGAAGGCTACTACAAAAAAGGTGGTAGAGTTAGAAAAACTAAAAAAGGCGGTAGAGCTGTAAGAAAAGCAAGCCGAAGTAAAAAAAAATAATGCCTGGAATCATGAAAAGACCTATGTTTAAAAATGGTAAAAAAGTTTTAAAACCAGTTAAACCAAAACAAAAAGGTTTAAAAAAATTACCCAAAAAAGTTAGAAACAAAATGGGTTATATGAAGGATGGCGGA